AACCAAGGCGATGACGCTGCTGTTCTAGGTCCTCAAAGGTCTAGAATTAGGCAGGTTGTTATATTTGGTAATGCTGCTGGTGTATTAACAATAAAGGATGGATCAGGTGGAGAAACTTTATTACTTCAAAGTTTTCCTACTGGGTTACATACACTGAACTTACCGGATCAAGGAATATTAGCTGAGAGTGGTGCTTATATTCATGGTTTTACTGGTTCAGGTAATAAGTTGACCTTGTTCTTGTCATAATGGCTACTAAGGGAACAATGAAAGGCCACACTATAGGGGGCGGTCATAAACGCCCTACTAAGTCAGGCGCAGGCATGACTAAAAAAGGTGTGGCTAAATATCGCAAAGATAATCCCGGATCAAAACTAAAAACAGCTGTTACTGGTAAAGTAAAAAAAGGTAGCACTGCAGCCAAGAGACGTAAGTCTTATTGTGCAAGATCAGCAGGGCAAATGAAACAATTTCCTAAAGCTGCAGCTAATCCCAATAGTCGTTTACGACAAGCTAGAAGAAGGTGGAAATGTTAATGACACAAAAAAATGTTCAGTCTTTGCAAATAGAATTTGCTGAATGGAAGTCCAAACAAGATTATCTTGTTAAACATGTTGATGAGTTAAGAGCAGATATGACAGATATCAAAAGGGCTGTATTTCAAGCTAAGTGGATGTTGATTGGTGCTTTAGCAGTGATAGCTGTAACTAATACAGGAGCGGTAACTGAATTATTATCGTTACTTAAATAATGATATCAAGAACTACAATGAACAAACAAATGAAGGGAAATAAAATGGCATTACCAAAACCAAGGCCAAAGGCAAAGAAAAAAATAGGTGACGACTTTGTTGCTGGAGTTAAAAGTTTCTTTACCGGTTCTAAGAAAAAAGTTCCTGACAGCAAGAAAAGCCCTATTAGAAAACTAGCTGATGTTAAAAAAACTAAAAAGGAAAAAACTCTTAAGTCTCAAAAAGAGTCTACAAAATTTATGGGTAAAAAAGCAGGCGCCACTGTTGATCCTAGAATTGTAAGAAAAGCCAAACCTAAAAAAGGTCCTGTAGTTACTAAGGAACAGTTAAAGAAATCAGGATTAAGTCTTCGTGATTACATGAACTTTCAACAAGGCAAAACAAGAAAGAAAGGCCCTGTAGTTCCTAAGAGAGTTGCCCCGTCAGCCGGTGCTGGTAATGTAAAGAGAGGCGACAAAAAAAGAAACGTAGCAGTTAAGAAAAGCTATGGCGGCTCTATGAAGAGAGGCAAGTAATATGAAAAAGAAACCTGTAATAAAGAAAAACATAGGCAAGATGTTAGAAACATTTTCTCCTGCCTATAGTGTTATGAAGGGTAAAGGCCCAATATCTGGTGCTTTAGCTCAATTAGGAAAAACAGGTATGAGTCCTATTGGCTCTCTTGCTTTGGATAAAAGAGAAGAAGCAAAGAAAAGAAAAATGGCTATGGCTGCAGGAAGAAATGCAGGTAAGGCAGGTAACAATAGAATGACTCCTATGACAGGCATGATGGCTGGTGGCCCATTGAAAAGAAAGAAGTCAATAGATGGTTGTGCTATGAAGGGAAAGACGAGGGCTGTATAATGATTGATCAAATATGCCCTATTTGTAAAACAGCTATAAAAGAAACAAAAGAAAACTCTGTTGAATGCACAACATGCCAAGCTGTTATATCAGATGATGCAAGATGGGAAAGTTCTTTTGGTTATGAGTGGGTTAAAGAATTAAAAGAGATTCAAGATGCCCAATCGTAACTATCGTGGTGAATACGATAATTACCACAAGAAACCTGTTCAGAAGAAAAGAAGAGCTAGTAGAAACACAGCTAGGTCTACTATGAAAACTGCAGGCAAAGTCAAAAAAGGTGATGGTAAAGATGTTGCTCACAAGAATGGCAATCCTAAAGATAACAAAAGAAAAAATCTTACAGTAAAGCCTAAGTCAGTTAACAGATCATTTGCCAGAACAAGTAAAGCAAAAAAAGTTAACAGGAGAGCTTAGTGAAAGTAACAAGGTTAAATAGTGGTGGCTTTTTAACATCTGGCAGTGATGCAGGTGATTTAGCCATACTTCGTAAAGCAAAGAATATAGATGACGGCTCTGGCATGAAAGCTGGTGGTAGAGTTAAAAAGAAAAGCAAGGTCAATGAGGCAGGTAACTATACCAAGCCCGGACTTAGAAAAAGCATATTTAACAGAATTAAAGCAGGCGGCAAAGGCGGTGCGCCCGGTCAGTGGTCTGCTCGTAAAGCACAAATGATGGCTAAAGCTTACAAGAAAGCAGGTGGCGGCTACAAATAAGGAATGATACATTATGGACCCAGTTACTATATCTGTCGCAATGGGAGTTGCGAATAGCGCATTTAACGCTATTAAATCAGGATTTGCAGCAGCAAGAGATATAGAACAAATGAGTGGGGACATAGGTCGTTGGATGGGAGCTGTCTCAGATATTGATAATGCGGAAAAGCAAGCTAAAAATCCTCCCCTGTTTGGCAAATTGTTTAAAGCTGGTTCTATTGAAGAGGCAGCTCTCGCTGCTTATGCAGCCAAGAAGAAACTTGAGGAACAAAGGTACGAACTCAAGATGTTTCTAAACTTAACTCATGGGCCACAAGCCTATGATGAGCTTTTGCAGATGGAAGGCCAAATAAGGAAAGACCGTCAAAGAACAGTTTACAAACAACAGCAATTACGAAGACAAGTAGGTGAAGGTATTGCTTGGATATTTTTGGTGTTAGTTGTTGGTGGCTTTATGTTGTTAGTAGCATCTATATGGTTCAAGAAAGCGCATGCTAAAGGTAAAATTTATAACGCACCAAAAGATTATACAAGGCAACAAAAAATTAATAATGGCACTATTACGCAACCAGTCATGACAACATGCAGGTTAAAAGTACAAAAAGTATTCAAAGATAAAATGGCTTGCGTATATGTAGGCGCACAAAAAACATATGAATTAGAGTTTACAGACATTCATATAGGATGCCCTCGCAAGTATAAATGTAAACTTAATCCTAATGGAAAAGAGCCTAGCATTGATCAGGTTATGGAAAGTCTTAGGAGTATAGCTAAATGAAGCAAAAGAAACTGCAAACAGCAAGCAAATACAATGAATATGATTTAGATGGTGATGGCATTGTTTCCGATGAAGAGATAGAAAATGCTAAAGCTATAAAAGAGACAGAGACTCAATTAAGGAAACAGCTTGCTCAACTAAGGATGGCAAGATATACTTTAGTTGCAATGGGAGTATTTACATTTGCAATGTTTGTTATTGATATTGAAAGAGTAAAAGCTTTGTCAGATATTAGTAATTTGTTTTATTTAAGTGGGGCAGGTATTGTTGGAGCTTATATGGGCACAACAGCTTGGATGAATAAAAAGTAATGTCTAATTTAAAAAAATCACAAAGGAGCTTAAAAGCTTGGGGTAAACAGAAGTGGCGAACAAAAAGTGGTAAACCTAGTACACAGGGGCCAAAAGCAACAGGCGAGCGTTATTTGCCTGCGAAAGCAATTAAAGCTTTATCTTCCTCTGAATACGCCGCCACTACGGCTAAAAAGCGAAAAGCAATTAAGCGAGGAAAACAAGTGGCTAAACAGCCAACTAAGATTGCACGAAAGACGAAGTCTTATAGAAAGGTCACTTAAATGGCAGTAGTAGTACCAGATATACCAGATTTATTTGAAGAGGCTTATCAAAGAGCTGGATTAGAATTAAGAACAGGTAATGATCTAAGAAACGCCAGACGTAGCTTTAATATATTAACTATGGAATGGCAGAATAGAGGTCTGAATCTTTGGACTATAGAGGCCGGAACTCAAGCATTAACAGCTGGTACAGCAACGTACACTCTTCCTGCAGACACTGTTGATGTAATAGAGCATCAAATTAGAACAGGCACTGGAACCAGCCAGACAGATACAAACTTAACGAGAGTTAGTGTTTCAACATATGCCAAGCAATCAGCAAAGAATACAACTGGTAAACCCACACAAATATTTATACAAAGACTTGCAGCTTCAACAACAGTAACCTTGTGGCCTGTTCCAGACAGCGCATCTACATATACTTTATCTTATTATAGAATTGCAGGAATTGATGGTATTTCATCTGGTATAGATGGAACAACTACATCATTTGTGCCACCAAGATTTGTTCCTTGTCTAGTATCTGGACTTGCTTACTATATAGCTATGAAAAGACCAGAGGTTGCAAATAGAGTAACACCTCTTAAACAAGAATATGAATTTCAATTTGAATTAGCAGCAGGTGAAGATTCAGAAAGTGCATCTGCTAGATTTGTACCTTACGACACATTTTA